GACAAGTACCTAGTATGTCACAACAAGAAATTGATGTGTTGTATGGTCGTACCCCTAGTCCTGTACAACCTAAGCAAGAAGTTGATTTCTCAGGTATTGCAAACTGGTTTAGAAAAAATTGGGGTAAATGAATAAACTATCTAACACTGATTTTCTAACTGTGCTCAATCTTATTGGCAACAGGGATACTACATCTAAAAGCAAATATAAATACCTAAAAGCTTTAGATGAACCCCTAACCACTACTGGTTTAGATAGTTTAGATATCATGATGTTCTATGTAATGTTAGATGAGTTTTTTGGCATACCTAATAAGGTCATTGATGAGTCAGTACCTGACAGCAAAGAAACCTGTAGTAATATATTTAAATTCGTAAAACAACATCAGACAAAAGGTTTCACTCTTGCTGAAGTTAATGAAACGTTTAAACATTACTCATGGGCAACATAGCATTAAATATATGATAACCACTGCACAATACTGGGGATACTATATTGGAAATTAAATTCCACCACTGTACTGCTTTACAAAAAGGTGAGGCATACGTTTACTATATGTATAATCGGGAACTAGAAGGTTTCTTTATTACTAGTATTGTGGCAGCTAATAATGACAAAGCTAAAATGAACTTAGCTAGTCTATTAAAATACTTTTTTACAGAGATTTCTACAGACAAGGATGTGTATTGCAACCTGTTTGAAGATTCTTTAGATGTTTTTAGTGCTTACCTTACAGAAGCAGAAACACTTAACGGGATGCCAATCTACAAGATTGAAGCATACAAGGATAATTTATGAAAGACAGCGTAGACGACTTAGACTTAAAATTAGAAGCCCCTGAAAAGCTTACTGACTGGGTAAATTCTCCTAAATTGGTAGATTTAAAACAAGACTACACAGAAGCACAGTCTGCGCATACTTCACATACTGTAGAAGTTGATGAGTGGCTTAGTAACCTAAATGGTGACCAACAAATTAAAGCTAAAAAAGGTAGGTCTAAGATTGTACCTAAGCTTATTCGTAAGCAAGCTGAGTGGAGATATGCTGCATTAAGTGAGCCTTTCCTGTCTACTGACGACTTATTTAATACAGCACCTGCTACCTTTGAAGATAAAGAAGCTGCTATTCAAAACGGCCAAGTATTAAACTATCAGATTAATTGCAAAATAGATAAAACTAAGTTTATTGATGAGTACATTAGAACAGCTGTAGACGAAGGCACTGTTATAGTTAAAACTGGTTGGGAGTACGAAGAAGAAATCGAAGAGATTGAAGTACCTGACTTTGATTTCCAACCTACACAAGAAGCAAACCAAGTACACCAACAGTTACATGCAATGATGCAAGAAGACCCTGAGAGATTTCAACAAGAAATCCCACCAGAGATGCAACAAGCACATGAAATGTCTATGCAAGGTGGTACAGCAGTTATGCCTGTACAGGTCGGGTCTCATACTGAGGAACAAGTTAAGGTTATTAAGAACCAGCCTACTATTGAAGTGTGTAACTACGCAAACGTAATAGTTGACCCTACATGTGAAGGTGACATAGATACCGCTGAGTTTATAATCTATAGCTTTGAGACATCAATGTCTCAGCTAAAGAAAGATGGTAGATATAAGAACCTAGACGCAGTCAGCTTAGATAGTGGTAGTGTGCTGTCAACTCCAGATCACTCTGTTGATGATGACTCTAGCTTTACTTTCAAGGACAAACCACGTAAGAAGATTGTAGGATATGAATACTGGGGATTCTGGGATATCAACGGTACAGGTGAAGTAGAACCTTTCGTAGCTACCTGGGTAGGTGACACTCTGATTAGATTAGAAGAGAATCCGTTCCCTGACAAGAAGTTACCATTTGTAATCGTACAGTACTTACCTAAGCGTAAGGCTGTGTATGGTGAACCTGATGGGTTACTGATTGAAGACAACCAGAAGATTATCGGAGCTGTAACTAGAGGTATGATTGATGTTATCGGTCGTAGTGCTAACGGACAGATGGGTACACGTAAGGATGCATTAGACGTTTCTAACTACCGTAAGTTTGAACGTGGTGAAGACTTTAAGTTCAACTCTAACGTAGACCCTAGACAAGCTTTCCATATGGAGACTTACCCAGAGATTCCTGGTAGTGCACTAAATATGCTTACGTTACAAAATAACGAAGCTGAGTCGCTTACAGGAGTTAAAGCATTTAGTTCAGGTATCACAGGACAAGCATTAGGTACAACTGCTACAGGTATTAGGTCAGCACTAGATGCTACATCTAAACGTGAGTTAGGTATCCTTAGACGTCTAGCTAATGGTATTAACCAGATGGGGCGTAAGATTATATCTATGAACGCTGAGTTCTTAGGTGATGAAGAAATCATCAGAGTAACTAATGAAGAGTTTGTAGCTATCAACCGTGAAGACTTAGGTGGTATGTATGACATTAAACTAAACATATCTACAGCAGAAGCTGACACTGAGAAAGCTCAGGAGTTATCATTCATGCTTCAGACTATGGGTAACAACATGCCTCCAGAGATGTCACAGATGGTACTAGCAGATATTGCTAAGTTACGTAAAATGCCTGAGTTGTCTAAGCGTATTCAAGAATACAAGCCACAACCTGACCCTATGGCTCAACAGATGAAGGAACTTGAAATGCAGCTGTTACAAGCACAGATTGCTAATGAGCAAGCTAAGGCACAAGAGAACCAGGTTGATGTAGGTCTGAAGCAAGCTAAGACACAGACAGAACAAGCTAAAGCTAGAGGACTACATAGCACCTCTGACTTGAATGACCTAGACTTTGTTAATAAAGAATCAGGTGTGCCTGATGCAAACAAAGAAGAGCAGATGAAGTTAGCTCATGGTCAAGAGATGCAAAAGAAAGAGTTTGATAGATTATCAAATTTAGACAGTAAGGTGATAGATGGTATGATGCAGGGAGCTAATACTAACTATCCGGGACTTTAACAATATGAGGGTAATAACATGACACAAGAGGAACAGTTAGACAGCTTAGAATTTAGTATGGATGAGGCTAAACACTTTATCAGTGTGAAAAACAGTATGCTGAAACTACAAAATAATCGCGATTTTAAAAAGGTGATTACAGAGTACTACTTCAAAGAAGAGGCTGCTAGGTTAGTTATGGCTAAAAGCTCTAACCTTAATGTAGAACAGCAGCTACTAGTTGATAAAATGATTTATGGTGTGGGATCACTTGCTAAGTTCTTAGATAGCGTAATCTCTAGAGGCACTCAAGCAGAGCAAGCTCTAGCAGAAGACGAAGATACAAAAGCTAGTATCCTTCAGGAGGGTTTAGTATAATGACTACAAACAATGACGCATTAGGAATGTCAGACGAAGATTTCTTGAAAAAAGACTTCGGAGACTTCGAAGAAACACCAGCAGTAGAAACTGCTGAACTAGACACTGAAGTGACAGAAGAGCAAACTTCTGAAGCTGATGTAGAGACTCAAGTGATTGAGACTCAAGATAACGCCCAGGAGCAACCTGAGCCGGAACCGTTAGATGATGTAGATAGCCAACCATTTGAGGATACTCAAAAGGAGCAGGAACCTTCAGCTAAAAGTACTGAGCCAGCGTCTCTTGATACAGAAGTCAAAGTAGATGACACAGATGGGGATACCCAAGAAACATCAACTGTAGACTTCCAAGGAGCATATGAGAAGATTTTCTCACCCTTTAAGGCCAATGGCAGTGACATGCAGGTGGACACGGTTGACGATGTAATGTCATTAATGAAGATGGGAGCTAACTACCAGAAGAAAATGGCAACGTTAGCACCTAATCTGAAGTTAGTGAAAATGCTTGAGAATAATAACTTACTAGATGCTAGTAAGCTAAACAACTTAATCGACATCTCTAAGAAGAACCCTGCTGCAATTGCTAAGCTTATAAAAGATAGTGGGATAGACCCTCTCGATATTGATACTGATGAAGAGGTGAAGTACACCCCTAATGACTACAATGTATCAGACAAAGAGTACAAGTTAGATGAAGCACTAGAAGGCATCAAAGATAGTAAGACTTTCAATGACACTATTGACGTTTTAAGTAATCAATGGGACACTGCGAGTAAAAAAATAATTGCTGAGAATCCTCAGATTATAGGTATTATCGATGGACATATGCAGAATGGTGTGTATGCTGAAGTGAAGAAGCTAGTTTCAAAGGAGCGCGCCTTAGGTAGATTAGAAGGTGTCTCTGATGTAGCAGCTTATCAACAGGCAGCAAACTACTTAGCTAGTATTGGCGTGCTGAACAACGGAGACACTAATAAGGTGGCTACACCACCTACGTCAGATGTATCAAGTAAGACAAAAGCAAAGGATGATGCTCAGTTAACGAATAAACGTAAAGCTGCAGCATCTACAAAGACAAGTAGCAAACCTACGACTTCTCAACCAGACTTCTTAAAGATGACGGATGATGAGTTTATGAAGATGGCTGCTGTCTAATTTTATGAAGCTTTATAGGAGAATATAATGGCTCAAGTATACGGTGACGGTACTAATTCAACAGTAGGTGCACAGGCACGTACTGATTTTTATAACAAAAAGGCGCTAATTGCAGTACGTGATAAGCAGTACTTCATGCCTTTGGCTAACGTTCAGGCTATGCCTAAACATCACGGTAAGACAATTAAACAAGACGTTTACTTACCTTTACTAGATGATTTGAACATCAACGACCAAGGTATTGACGCTTCTGGCGCAACTATCGACAGTACTAAGTTTTCAGCTTGGACTAAAGCTGGTGCTTTAATTGGTGCTGCATACACAACAGCAGCTTTAGCTGCTGCTGCAACTGGTGCTGCTGTAGTTCAACAGAACTCTGGTAACTTATACGGTTCAGGTAAGGACATCGGTTTAATCGCTGCTAAACTTCCTGCATTGACTGAGAACGGTGGACGTGTTAACCGTGTAGGCTTTAAGCGTACACAGATTACTGGTTCAATCGTTAAGCAAGGTTTCTTTACTGAGTACACTCAGGAGTCTTTGGACTTTGATTCTGATTCTGAACTACTTTCTCATATTACTGAGGAAATGGTACAGGGCGCTACTGAATTAACTGAAGCGGCTTTACAGTCTGACTTGATTAATTCTGCGACTACTACAGGTACAGCTTACTTTAAAGGCGGTACTACTAAAGCTACAGTATCAGGTGTTGTTACTTACACTGACTTAATGAACTTGTCTATCGCTCTAGATAACAACAAGACACCTAAGCAGACTAAAGTAATCTCTGGTTCTCGTTTAGTTGATACTAAAACTATCAATGGTGGCCGTATCATGTATGTAGGTTCAGAGATGATTCCTGCTTTACGTGCTATGACGGACTTACACAGTGCTCCAGCATTTGTGTCAGTAGAGAAGTATGCTGATGCAGGCAACACAGTAAACGGTGAGATTGGTTCTATTGACCAGTTCCGCATCGTTGTTGTTCCTGAGATGCAGTACTCTGCTAAAGGCGGTGCGACTGGTGTAGACATCTACCCGATGTTAGTTGTTGGTGATGGTTCATTTACTACTATTGGTTTCCAAACTGATGGTAAGACTGTGAAGTTCACTACTACGCAC